TCAAGTCAAACAATTGTTGCAATGACAAATACCATGCCTCCTTTTGACTTAATAGATCGAATGAATTGGCAAGTTGACCATTGCGAATGTTTTGAGTTTAACACTTCGGAATTATAGTTTTGCAAAAGCCCATCTACAGCGCCGCCGACGAGCAGCTTCTAATGAGCCGCATCTGGTCCCCGCAGGTCAAGGACGATCCTGAGGCGTTTGTGCTGTTCTCGTTCCCATGGGGCAAGAAGAACACGCCCCTTGAGAAGTTCAGCGGGCCGCGGGCTTGGCAGCGCGAATTGCTGCGCGACTTGAAGGCGCACATCAAGAAGAACAACGGCGCGCTGACCATGGACACCCTGCGCTCGGCCATCGCCTCGGGCCGCGGCATTGGTAAATCTGCCATGGTGAGCTGGTTAATTCTGTGGATGCTCTCCACGCGCATTGGGTCGAGCGTAGTGGTCAGCGCCAACTCCGAGGCCCAGCTACGCTCCGTCACTTGGGGCGAATTGGCCAAATGGTCAGCGATGCTGATTAACTCCCACTGGTGGGAGATTAGCGCCACCAAGCTGGTGCCCGCTGTGTGGCTCACGGAGCTAGTTGAGCGTGACTTAAAGCTTGGCACGCGCTACTGGGCGGCGGAGGGCAAGCTGTGGTCAGCGGAGAATCCCGATTCCTACGCCGGCGTGCACAATCACCAGGGCATGATGTTGATATTTGACGAGGCGTCTGGCATCCCCGACCCTATTTGGTCGGTAGGTTCCGGCTTCTTCACCGAAAACATCCCAGACCGCTACTGGATGGCGTTCTCTAACCCGCGGCGTAACACCGGGTATTTCTTCGAATGCTTTAACGCCAAGCGTGAGTTTTGGAAGACCAAGCAGGTCGATGCGCGCACGGTCGAGGATACTGATAAACAAGTCTACGAGCAGATTATCGCCGAATACGGCAAGGACTCTTCCGAGGCGCGGATTGAAGTCTACGGGGAGTTCCCGACCGAGGGCGAAGACCAGTTTATCTCGCCGCAACTGGTCGATGACGCCTTCGCCCGCGAGAAGTACAAGGACGAAACCGCCCCCCGCGTGATGGGCATCGATCCGGCGCGTGGCGGCGCTGACTCCACCGTGATTGTCGTGCGCCAAGGGCGGGACTTAATCTCAATCAAGCGATACCACGGCGAGGATACGATGGCCATTGTCGGGCGTGTCATTGACGCGATGGATGAGTTTAAGCCCACTATGACCGTGATTGACGAGGGCGGGCTGGGCTATGGCATTCTCGACCGGCTGAACGAGCAACGCTACAAAGTGCGTGGCGTTAACTTTGGCTGGAAAGCTAAGAATTCAATTATGTACGGCAATAAGCGCGCTGAAATATGGGGCACGATGAAGGATTGGCTAAAGTCTGCTAGTATCTCCACAGACAGACAGCTAAAAGCTGACTTGACGGGGCCGACAAAAAAGCCTAATTCTGCTGGTACTATTTTTTTGGAAGGCAAGAAAGAAATGCGAGCACGAGGTCTAGCGTCCCCTGATGCGGCTGACGCGCTAGCAGTAACCTTTGCCTTCCCTATCGCGCATCGCGAAGCTGTCGATAAACCTCGCCACATCACCATGCAGGGTCGAGGTGGCGTCACTAACTCTTGGATGGGAAATTAAATGGCTAATAGCAAAGCAATTGGCGTCGCGTTTAGCGACCAGAATATTTACGGCGCTGACCAAGTGATGGCTAATCAACAGTTGGGCTACACCACTGCCGCACAGGGCACGGTTACTCAGCTGACCAGCAAATCTACTGGCGTGACGCTGAACAAATCTGCCGGACGCATTACCATGAACGCTGAAGCATTGGCGGGCAGCGCCGCTGCTAGCTTTACCCTAACCAACAGCTTTATCAGCGCCAACGACGTGCTGGTGCTATGCGTGTCTGCCGGCTCTGTGGCCGACCCGCTGGCCTATACCGTGTACACCAGCGCGTTAGGCGCGGGCACCGCGGTCATTACGCTGCGGAACCTGTCGATTACCTCGCGCTCAGAGGCGGTAGTCGTCAACTTTGCCGTTCTGCACTGCGAATAAGTGAAAGACACTCTGGCAACTGCCCGCCATCGCATGACGATGGCGATTGCGGCTTATTCCGAGTCTCGTGAGAACGAGCTAGACGACCTGCGCTTTTCGGCAGGCTCACCGGATAACCGCTGGCAGTGGCCGGCTGATGTGCTCTCGACCCGTGGCTCTGTGCAAGGCCAGACGCTCAATGCGCGTCCCTGCCTGACCATCAATAAGCTGCCGCAGCATATTAAGCAGGTCACCAACGACCAGCGCCAGAACCGCCCCGCGGGGAAGGTCATCCCGGCTGACGATAAAGCCGATATTGCGGTGGCTGAGATATTTGATGGACTGGTTCGTTATATTGAGTACATATCCGACGCAGACGTGGCCTATGATACTGCCTGCGAGAATCAGGTCACCTTTGGTGAAGGGTATATCCGGCTTTATACGGATTACTGCGACGACGATTCGTTCAATCAGGACATTCGGATAGGGCGTGTCCGTAATTCCTTTGCGGTTTACATGGATCCGACAATCCAAGACCCCTGCGGCGCGGATGCAGAATGGTGCTTCATAACCGAAGACATTCTGAAGGAAGAATACGAGCGCGATTACCCTAACGCGATGCCGATTTCGTCCCTAATGTCGCAAGGCGTGGGTGACCAATCGGCTGGCGAGTGGATCAATGAGGACACTATCCGCATTGCGGAGTACTACTACGCCGAGTACGAGAAAACCACGCTTAATTTGTACCCGAACGGCGAGTCCTACTACGCCGACGCGCCCGAAGCTAAGCAAATGACGCAGATGGGGCTGGCACCGACCAAAACCCGCAAGGTCAATCGGCGCAAAATTAAGTATTGCAAGATTAACGGCTTCGAAATCCTCGATGAGAAGGACTGGGCCGGCAAATCTATCCCCGTTATCCGGGTGGTGGGTAACGAATTTGAGGTCGATGGCCGGATGTTCGTGTCCGGCATCGTGCGAAACTCCAAAGATGCCCAGCGCATGTACAACTATTGGGTGTCGCAAGAGGCTGAGATGCTAGCCTTGGCACCCAAGGCGCCTTTTATTGGCTACGGTGGCCAGTTTGAAGGCTACGAGATGCAGTGGAAGACGGCCAACACCAACAATTGGCCATATCTTGAAGTAAATCCCGACGTAACCGATGGACAGGGCGGTGTCCTGCCGCTCCCGCAACGCTCGCAGCCTCCGATGGCTCAGAATGGCCTGATTGCCGCCAAAATGGGCGCGTCCGACGACATTAAAGCCACTACGGGGCAGTACGACTCAAGCCTCGGGCAAACGTCGAATGAGCGCTCAGGCAAAGCCATTCTGGCGCGGGAGCGGCAGGGCGACACGGGTACTTATCACTACATCGACAACCTTGCCCGCGCTGTGCGCTACGTCACGCGCCAGATTGTTGACCTTATCCCCAAGATTTACGACACCCAGCGCATTGCACAGATTGTCGGCCTAGACGGCGACTCGGATTCGGTCAAAATTGACCCAGACCAGCAGGAGCCAGTGCGCGAGATAGTCAACGAACAAGGCATCGTGCTGGAGCGCATCTATAACCCAGGGGTCGGCAAGTACGATGTGCGGGTAACGACCGGGCCGTCCTACATGACCAAGCGGCAGGAGGCCATGGAGGCTATGTCGCAGATTCTGCAAGGCAACCCGCAACTGTGGGCTGTGGCTGGCGACTTGTTCATCAAAAACATGGATTGGCCGGGCGCGCAGGAAATGGCTAAACGCTTTGCCAAGACCATCGACCCGAAGTTGCTTGGAGATGACGACAAATCGCCGGAATTACAAGCGGCTGAGCAGCAAATGCAGGCGATGGGTCAAGAACTCGACCAAATGCACGCCATGCTCAAGAACGTCAGCCAGTCGATGGAAGCGCAAGAACTGAAGATTAAGACCTACGATGCCGAGACTAAACGTATCAGCGCAACCATGGCCGGCATGACCCCTGACCAAATTCAGGATGTGGTGCTCGGTACTATTCACGGCATGATGGAGTCCGGCGACTTGATGCCGCAAGGTGGCGGCATGCCGGAGATGCCGCAGCAGGAAATGATGGGCGAGCAGCCAGAAATGCCCCCTGAGGCAATGCAATGAAAATGGCAGAGTTACTAGGGCTGTTTTTCTTAGCGCGGGACGTGACCCATAGCGTCCACTTAAACACCCGCAGTTTTGCCAAGCACATTGCCTTGCAAGAATTCTACGAAGGCATTATCCCGCTAGCCGACGGCCTAGCCGAAGCCTATCAAGGCCGGCATGGCTTGGTTGGGCCGATTGCCATTCAGGGCACCAAGAAAGCCACCAACGTGACCGAGTTTCTGCAAGCGCAAGTCGCTGAGATTGAGGCGGCGCGCTACGTTGTCTGCGACAAAACCGACACGGCAAGCCAGAATTTAATCGATGGCATTGTGGAGCTGTACTTGTCCACGCTCTACAAGCTGCGCTTTCTCTCCTGAGGTAATCCACTATGCCTTCCGCAACGTACGTAAAATATACCGCTGCTATCGAGCCGCTGTTTGAAGGCATGAACTCCGGCACGGACGCATGGAAAGTGGCCCTGGCCGCAACGGTTAACGCTGCCGACACCACATTTACGCCAGGCACAACCGATTTGCCTTCTGCTGGCGTTGGCTACACCGCCGGCGGTAATGCGGCATCAACCACAAGTGCTGCCCAGTCTGCCGGCACCTACAAACTGGTGCTGGCCAGTCCCACCGTGTGGACGGCCACTGGCGCTGGCTTTACGTTTCGCTATGCAATCTTGTGGAACAGCACAACCAGTCAGCCGGTAGCCTATTGGGATTATGGCTCTAGCCAAGTAGTGGCGGCTGCTGAGACGGTCACCGTCACGCTAGATGCGAGCGGCGGCGTGTTCACCGCGAGCTAATGGACGTTTATCTGGTAGATCCGACGACTAACCTAATCTACAACTGCATCGTTGTAGATTCGGTAGAGCTTGCCCAAAAATACTACCCGCAATATAGCTGCTTTGAGCGAACGGCAAGCAACGCCTACCTAAACCTCACGCCGGAACCCGTGATTACCGAAGTGGCTAACGACGAACCCGTAACCGGCTATGTAGGCGACGAATACCATGATTAACCTCCTAGGCACAACGGACTCTATCACCGTTACCAATACCGCTGCATCAGACTTAGCGGTACACGCTTCGTGGGTAGATTTGAACGGCACGACGGTCACGCCGGGGAACACCAACACCCCGCTAATATCCACCGCCACCACGACCACTGTAGTAGCCGCGCCCGGTGCCAGTACTTACCGCAACGTTAAATTCTTAAGCGTCTACTGCCAATCCGCAATCGACACAGTGACGATTACGCACGTCAACGGCACGGCGTCTGAGGTCTTGTTTAAAGGCACGCTAAACGTTGCCGAATCTGTCGTGTACGTCGAAGGCGGCGGGTGGCAGCGGCTCAATACCGCAGGCACGCCGATCACGTCAGGCACCGCCGCCCCGGTGGATATAAAGACTTACTCGGCTACGGACACATGGACTAAGCCCACCACCTTCACGCCCACAACCGTGCTCGTCCACATGTGGGGCCAAGGCGGCGGCGGCGGGGCGGGGGCTAGTTTGGCAACCGCAGTGGCTGCAAAAGGCGGCGGCGGTGGTGGTGGCGGTGCGTACATCACGCAGCAATTTGCCGCCTCTGAGCTTGGCGCAACGGTCGCTATCGGCATCCCAACGGTCAGCAACGGCGGTGTTCCGGGCGCCGCAGGCGCTTTAGGCGGCGACGGCGGAACAGGGGCTAACACAACCTTTAACACGTTCTTAACCGCCTACGGCGGCGGCGGCGGGCGGGGCGGCGCTATCAGCGCAGCAATAACGGGCGGCGGCGGGGGCGGCGGTGTTGGTGGCGTGGGCGGTGTTGGAACCGCTGCCGTTGGTGGCCCCGGCGGACTGCCAACCGCAGGAACCAACGGCGCGGGCGGGCAAGGCGTGACTGGCACGGCGTCCGTAGCAACGACGGCCAATGCCGAACGCGGCGGAGCGGGCGGAGCGGGGCAAATTGGCGTCGCCGTTGCCGCAAGCGTTGGCGGCAGTTCGCTATTTGGTGGCGGCGGCGGCGGCAACGGCGGAAACCACAACGCAAGCCCAGCGGTTGTCGCTGCAGGCGCGGGCGGGGCAAGCGGTTCATACACCGCTGCTGGCGGCGGGGCAGCAGGCACTAGTGGGGCCGTGCCAACGGCGGGCGCAAACGGCGCGGCAGGAACAAGCTACAAAGGTGGGGCAGGCGGTGGGGGTGGTGGCACAACCGTGGCGGCTAGTACTAATGGGCAACCCGGCGGCAACGGTGGCCTTTGTGGCGGCGGTGGTGGCGGCGGCGGGGTGGGCCAGAACCCCGGCCTTGGCGGCGCTGGCGGCGCTGGCGGGGCGGGCTACGTTGTGGTGATTACCTGGTGATTAATTTCACCCCTACCACTTATCTGACGGTCAGCACGGACGCCGCCGTCCCTATTAATGTGCACGTTAGTTGGGTAGACCAAAACGGCACCACTTTTACGCCGGGCAACACCAACACGACTATTACCACGATAGCGACAACCACCGTGCTTGCCTCGCCCGCAGCCAGCACGTTTCGCAACGCCAAGTTTATTAGCGTCAAAAACACCAGCGCAAGCGTGGCAAACGGCGTTGTCATAAGTGTAGAAGATGGAACCAACGGATGGACGCTTTACTATGCGCCTGCGTTAGCCGCAGGCGAGTCAATCACGTTTTTTGATGGCCGTGGCTGGGAGCGATATAACAGCAACGGCATCTTGGTAGTAACTCCCGTCGTAAACGTGCAGAAATTTACTACTGCTACCGAAAATTGGATTAAACCCACCGAATTTGTTGCAACCCAAGTGCTAGTCAAGCTTTGGGGTAGTGGCGGCGGCGGAGGGGGCGGTGGATCTGTTGCGTTTGCTACAGCTTGCAAAGGCGGGGCAGGCGGTGGCGGCGGCGCGTGCGCCGTTAAGTATTTCTTAGCCTCTGAGTTACCGTCAACCGTTGTTGTTGGGCTGGGCGCGGCAGGCTCTGGCGGCAATGGCAACTTATCTGCCGCTGGCAGCTCCGGCGGGAACGGCGCTATCTCTACCTTTGGCAGCTACCTGTCGGCCTACGGCGGTGGCGGGGGCGCGGGCGGGGCTATATCAGGAGCAACCACACAATCCGGCGGCGGCGGTGGAACAGGTAGCGCTGCGGTTCTCGCCGCCGCAGGACTGCCAAACGGACAATTTGACGGCGGCGCTCTTGGCGGGACTACCTCAACCCTTGTGGCACTAACAGAATTTGGCGGGAACAACGGCGTAGGCACTAATACTGCTGCGTTTGCTACCGGAACGTCCACCGGGGTGGCTTCCATTTTCGGCGGCTCTGGCGGCGGCGCGGCGGGCTGGCGTACAGCCAGCGGGCAAGCAATTGGACCAAACCTTACGCAAGGCGCGTGCGGCAGATTCCCCGGCGGCGCGGGCATTACCGGCACTGCCCCAACCGCGGGTGCTGCTGGCGCTGCGGGCAACTCTATCTGGGGTGGCTCTGGCGGCGGGGCTGGTGGAAATAGCCAGAACACAGCGGTTAACGGCGGCGCTGGTGGTGCTGGCGGTCAAGGTGGTGGCGGTGGTGGCGGCGGCGGGCTGACTATCGCGGGCAATACCGGCGGTAAAGGCGGCGACGGCGGTAGAGGCTATTGCGTTGTGATCAGTTGGTAGGTGGCTCGCGCAGGGGCATTTGACCCAACCTTAGTTCCTGCTGGCTGGTACGACGAAAGTGCAGTAGTCGAGGGTTTCTTTGACCCCGACTTTATCCCGTTTCCAACCGCTAGCGGCGCGTACACCATCACGGCGTTGGCCGGCACCTACGCGGTACTTGGTCAGAACGCCACCCTCCTACGCAGCAAACTAATTACCCCGCTGGCCGGGGCTTATTTACTATCCGGTCAGCCCGCTACCCTGTCAAAAGGCTTGGTGTTATTGCCAGCCGCTGGCGCGTACAGTATAAACGGCCAACCGGCTATACTGACGCACACTGCTGCCGTGGCATATTTAATCACGGCGCTCCCCGGCCAGTATTTGGTGGCCGGTCAAACTGCCGTGATAACTTGGGCCGGCGGGCCAAGCCCAGCAGGTAACCTGCAAGATTACATCGAACTTAGGTCGTTTACGGAAAGAAGGGGATTTTACTAATGGCGCTGACACTCAAAGCAATTACCACGCGGCTAGGTTATGAGCAGATAACCTCGTTAACCGCCTCCACCGGTTTAACGGTGCCAACCCGCGACCTAAACGGCCTAAGCTGCCGCCCGACTATCGCAATTATTACGCCAGAGACTCAGGCGGTGCGTTGGCGCGATGACGGCGTAGCACCTACCGCTGGCGTGGGCATGCCGCTTGCCGCGGGGGTCACGCTGCAATATGACGGCGACCTGACAAAGATTCTCTTTATCGAGCAGCTTGCCAGCGCGAAACTTAACGTTACTTACTACGCTTGAGGCCGATATGAACATTACCAACGACGGCGCACAGACCGACTACATCACCTATTTTACTAAGCAGCTACCGCAAGACTTAGCCAATATGGCCGCATTGCGTGACGAACTGGCGCTACGCCAAGGCGCGCTATCTGCGGTGGAAGATTCTGCCAAGCTGCGCG